CAAGGGACTTTTTTAGAGAAGGGGCAAATGATTTAGTTGATGGTATGCGATCTATCAACATTATGCTAACTGAATTGGCTTTGCATGGCAGATTCCAATTAGGACAGCCTTTATTCACAGGATTAGATACTGAACAACGTATCACAATGGGGCAAGATAAAGCGATAGTGCTTCCTGAAGGGGCTAACTTCTCTTATGCAAGCCCAAGTGCCGATATTAATGGTATGATTGAATCTACGAAGTATATGGTGGACTCTATTGCTCAAGCAAACAATGTTAGAATTAATTGGACTGACAAAGCACAAGAATCAGGACTATCTAAAAAAATGAGTGAATTAGATCTTATGGACTCTTTGAGATCTGACACAGAACAGATTTATAGACCATTTGAAAAGCAACAATTTGAAATTGCTAAACGTATTTGTGAAGTATCAGGCGGAATTAACTTAGGCGATCAATTCAGCGTGGACTTTTCTGAAAGAGAAATACCAATGAGCCAACAAGAAGAAATACAATATTACACGTGGGCTTTTGCTAACAACCTTGAAACAAGACAAAGTTATTTAAGAAAGAAAAACCCTGATTTACAGGAAGAAGAAATACAGCAAATAGTAGAACAGCTTGATTCAGAAGTGCCAAGCGAAGCAAACGAAACTCAATCAATTATTGATAAAATAGGCGAGAGAGTTGGCTAATTTAGACTTTTACAATAAAGAAATAGCCAATATACAACAAGAATTACTAAACAAATTAGATAATGTTGTAGCAGGGCTTTCTACGCTTACTGACACAGAATTACTACAAGTAGCACAGCAAATAGACTTTTATGCAGAAATGGAAAAGATAGGATATGCAGGGCTATTAAGTAAAGTTAGTGAAGCGTATGATGACGAGATCGCAATTATTTATGCTGAACTTTCTAATAGACAATTAGCAAAAATCTCTGCTTCAAATGTAGAAGTGTTAAGACAATTAAAAGAGTTTGAATTATCTTTTTTGAGTGATCGTGTAAAACAATACTCTAATCAAGTAAAAGTTGCAATGTTACGTGGGTTAATTACAGGACAAACCACAGCACAAGTTATGGAATCACTTACAACTACGTATGGTGTAGGAAGTTTTATTAGTAGTTCTGAATCTGCATTTTTAATAGAAGACTCTTTTTCAAGATTTTCGCAGTCAGTTACAGGGAAAGTATATGAGGATTTTCCTGAAACAAAGTTCCAATATGAAGGACCTGCTGATAGCAAAACAAGAGAAGTATGTAGAAGGGCTATTGCACAAAGCGGACAGGGATTAACAAAAAAAGAAATAGATGCTTTGGGTTATGTGAATTTTACTGACAGGGGCGGATACAATTGCAGACACAGATGGGTGAAAGCAATAGTCAAATACACCCCTGAACAAATACAAGCGAGAAAAGGATTATACCAAGATGAAGATTAGAAATGTAGTCAAAGGAAGTGCACAGCAAATGAAACTTATTGCACAAGACGCAATTTCTTTAATTCAGGTAGATGCGATGCGTAATGGTATGTTCCAAAACAATAGAAGTGGTTTTGGATATTCGGATCAATACAAAAAGTATAAAAGCAATAGTATGCGTGGTATTAAGACAGGGCAAAAACTTAAATCTTATAAGAGCAACAAAGCCCCTGATACTACTACAACATTTGTAAATATGCGATTATCAGGAACTACATTTGATGGTATGTTGGCAAAGGGTAAAACTAATGTTGGCATTATAACCTACACTAAAAATGGTAATGTAGTATTGTGGAACAAAGATCGTGGCTATGATATTTTTGATTTAAGAGATAAGAATAGAGAGTTAGTAGCCGAAGAATACGCAAAAAGAATTTTGGATAGAAACATAAAAAAGTATGTATCCAAAACTATAACAATAAAATAGGGGGGACAGAATGTCCGAAGAAGCAAAAATAGTAGAAGAAACGCAAGCAGTAGCCGAAACACCTACACAGGAAGTAAACGAAGAAGTCGGTGGCTTAATTGCAGAAAGCAAGAAATACCGAACAAGGGCTCAAACAGCAGAAGCCAAGTTGAAAGATCTTGAGGAAAATTTAAAACTTCAAGAACAAAAACAACTAGAAGAAAAAGAGGAATTTAAAACTCTTTACGAAACTTCTCAAAAAGAACTCAGTCAATTGAAACCAATTGTTGAGCAATTTGAAATTCAAGAGAAGCAAAGACGAGAACATCTGCTGTCCCAACTTTCAGATGACGAACAAGAAATATACCAAGATCTACCAACATTGAAGTTGGAAAAGCACATTGAAAGATTGGGAAATAGAAAAGTGCAAGTGTCTGACGCCAAAGAAGTCACTTCAAGTGGCAAATTTGCTGAAAATACGAAATGGGCTGATATGTCAGACCAAGATCGTGAAAAAGCAAGAAAGAATCCAAAACTTTGGAAACAGATAGTAGATGGGTATAGAAATTAAAAACTATATTTTTCTAAGGGGGAAATAAAATGGCAAATGTAACAACCACAACTGCTGCAAATTTCATTCCTGAAATGTGGAGAGATGCGATTTTAGATTATGCAGAGAGAAGATTTGCATTAAGAAATCAAGTTCTTGACTTTTCAAGTATGGTTGCTGGCGGTGGCGACACATTAAATATTCCTAAAGTAGCTGAAGAAACTGCTGCTGCAAAATCTGCGGATACTGCGGTAACATATTCTGCAAATACTGACGGAGTAATTCAATTATCATTAGATCAACACCAATACGAAGCGAAACGTATTGAAGATATCGTTAGAGTACAAGAAAGTGCAGACCTATTCAATGCTTATGCAAAGAGTATGGGATACGCTTTAGCAAAGAAAGTTGAAAACTATCTTGCTGTTGATATTCTACAATCTGCAACAGGTAATGACGTAACACTTGCTGCTGACAATACTGCAACTACTGCACTTGTTAGATCAGGTTTACAAAAACTTCTTGATGCAGGATTTGACTACACAGATGGCGATACATTCTTCTATGCTTCACCTGCTCTTTATATGAGTTTAATGGGCTTAGGCGACTTTACCGAAGCACAAAAAAGAGGAGATGGAGTAGGACCTAACGTATCAGGTAACATAATGAACATTTATGGTATGCCTGTTTACGCTTCTGTAGACTGGGACGATGATGGTGGTACTGGCGACGAAACTGGTACGATCTTCAACAGAAATGGTATTTACTTTGCACAACAAATAGCTCCAAGAGTTCAGTCAGCATATGACATTGATCACTTGGCTACTTCTGTTGTTGCAGATGTATTGTTTGGTGCTGCGTTATCACACGCTGCTTCAAGCACATCATTACCTGTTGTTAATTTCGTTAATCCATAATTGAGATAACGAAAATCAACTAAATATGGGGGTAATTTCGGTTACCCCTATATTATCACTAAAAAAGAATTTTAAGGGGAAATAGATGCCAATATACGAATATAAATGCACTTGTGGTAAACAATTTGACACCATACAAGCTATGAATGATAAAAAATTAGTGAAATGTAATCCAAAAGTTCACGATTGTAATGAAGATGGAACACTTACAAGATTAATTAGTAGTCCAATGATTATTTCAGACGATATTGGCAGGGGTACTAAACGAATGACAGATGAACATTTACGTAAAGAATTAGATATAGATTAATGAGTGCTAATACAAATTTAGGACCAACACCTGTTAATCAGGGCTATGCTCAATTAATTCACACTGGGGAAACTGGTGGAATTGATGGAACATTGCGTACATTGTATGATGGAGATGGAACTGCAAGTGATTTGCAGATCGCAAGTAATGCAGTTAAAATATCTACTCAATTATACATTGGTAGTAAAACCATTACTGAATATGTACAAGATGTGGTCGGCGATATGTTTGATACCAATGGTAGTCATACAAACATTACTGCTACCTATGATGACGATGGCGATGGAGCTATTGATTTAGTTGCTACTGGTGCTATATCAAGCATCATTGGTGGCACAGGAATAGATGCTACTGGAAGTGGAAATATTACCATAGCTATTGATTCTACTGTTGCTACAAAGACTTATGTAGATACTGAAGTAGCAGGATTAGTAGATTCTGCACCTGGCACATTAGATACTTTAAATGAATTAGCTGCTGCTTTAGGTGATGACCCAAACTTTGCTACAACTACTGCAAATAATATAGCAACAAAATTAGCTAAGGCTTCTAACTTATCAGATCTAACTAATGCAGTAACTGCAAGAACAAATTTAGGTGTAGATCCAGCAGGTACAGATAACTCAACTAATGTGACCTTAGCAGGATCATTAGATTATTTAACATTAAGTGGTCAGCAGATCACAAGAAATGCAATTAATTTAGGAACAGATGTTACAAGTCAACTACCTATTGCAAATGGTGGTACTGGTGCCACAGATGTAACCACAGCAAGAGAAAATTTAGGATTAGAAATAGGAATTGATGTACAAGCACAAGATGATAGCTTAGAAGATATTGCTCAAATTAATACATCAGTTCTTGGATTAAATGATACCAATAAATTTATTGCATGGTCAGGATCATCAGCAGATTTTGTATTATCATCTTTTCCTGCAACTCAAATGTCAGGATCTACAAATAATGGATTATTAACTTATAATTCTGCAAGTGTAGCAAGTGTAGAATCTAATTTATTATTTGACAATTATTTAACAATTAAAGGCAGTGATCCTAGCAATACTTATGGAATTAAAGAAAGAGTAAGACTGCAAAGAAGTGGTAATGCTACTGATAGACAATTACAGATCTATGAACAAAGACATAGTGGTAGCAGACATTTTATACAAGCATTTAATACAGATATTACAACAGATAATTCTTCTGCTTATACATATACACAAGGGCTTTATGGTGGCTCATCACAAATCAGGTTTCATAGTAATGGAGATACTGAATTTTATAATAATCCAAGTGGCACAGGCGGTAGTCAAACAACAATTACACCTGCACTATCTTTAACATTACAAAGTGACAATGACGCTGTATTTGGTGGAGATTTATATGTGCCTAATGTTATTTATCATACAGGAGATACCAATACTTATATACATTTTACTAACGATAGAATAAGACTTTTTGCTAATGGTTTAAAAATAGATACAGATGTTGATTATGTACCAAGCACAAGAAGTATAACACCAGTATCTAATAGAGGTATTTCAGGTGGTGGAGATTTAAGTGCAGATAGAACAATAGAATTAAGTGCATCTCAATTAGGCTCTGCTACACTTAATACAACAGACAAATTAATATTGTTTGACGCAAATGATAGCGATATTCCTAAAAAATTTACTGCACAAGACATATTTGATACTATATCAGGTGCTGTTACAATTTACTCAAACACAGGAGATAATAGAGTATTAACTTCGGGTGGTGGTACTACTATTAATGGAGAAGATAATCTTACTTTTGATGGAAGCACATTAGCATTAACTGGAGATTTCAATGTAGGTAGTGGAGATTTATTTGTAGATGATAGTGCAGGACGAGTCGGTATAGGAACTGCATCACCAAGTGTTAAGATGCACATAAAAGATGCTTCTAATAATGTAGATTTAAGAATAGAAACTGATAAAGTAAATGGTAATGCACAAGTACAATACCTTAACGATGCAAGACAATACAATGCAGGTATTAATAATGTTGATGCTTGGAGTATATATGATGCTACTGCAGCTGAAACAAGATTTACTATTAATTCGTCAGGAAATGTCGGTATAGGAACTTCATCACCAAGTGTAGAGCTTCATGTAAAAGATGCAAGTTCTCATGCACAATTAAGAATTGAAACTGATAGTGCTTCTCATGGTGCTTATCTTGAATTAGAAGGTTCGGCTAATAAATATCAAATATACAATGTTGGTGGAGATTTAGGAATAGATGAAGCTGGTGTAGCAACAAGATTTATTATTAAAGATAGCACAGGTAATGTCGGTATAGGACAAGTATCACCAGGATATAAGTTAGATGTTGCTGGAGATGCAAGAATAACATCAGGCTCTTTAGGTGTAGGTGTTACTCCAAATGCCACAGATGGTAGAGGAGATTTTAGTAATGATGTAGTAGCATTCTCAACTTCTGATAAACGACTAAAAGAAAACATTAAACCATTAGATAGTGCATTAGACAAAGTATTACAGATTAGTGGTGTAGAATTTGACTGGAAAGAATTAACTGAAGAAGAAAAGAAAACTATTCATGGAAATCAAGGACATGATGTAGGGGTTATAGCACAAGAAATAGAAGAAGTCCTACCTGAAGTAGTTACTACAAGAGATAGTGGATATAAAGCAGTTAAATATGAAAAGATTGTACCTCTACTTATAGAGG